CATCCCAATAGCCAAATCGACGATCTCTTGCCCTGGGCCTACGCCCCCGCCATCAAAGCCGTGGCCTGAGAACATCGCTTACGTTTAACCGTGCGTCCAGCGTCTGCCTCGCAACATCCCATAACTGCTGGCGTTCGCAGGATTGTAGGCTGTCTCGAACGGTGCTGAAAGTGCCGCCGTTTCCGTCAGAGAGGGAACAGGAAGATCACGACATCGACCGTTGCCGGCGTGCCTTGGGCGGTCCCAACGTTGACGTAAAGCGTGGCGTCGACGAAAGAGGTGGTCGCGGCGTTGTTCAGAACCGCGACCATAAGATTTCCAGCCGTATCCGTGGATTGAGATGTGATGGCGCTCAACGCTTGCGGCGAGGCTATGGCCACGCCGCCCTGACTTGCCGCCGTATAAATGCCGAGCCTTGCCGTGGTCGGTAAAGCGCCCTGCGAGTTGTCGATGGCCACAAAATTGAGGCGGTAGCGAGAAGTCCCTGCCGGCATGGAGATTGGGACGGCGGTATCGCCTGTGGCGTTGAGATTAACGTTGCGCGCCGTAAAACAGATAATTCCGACATTGTTCAGCGCGGCGATCGGAACTTGGAATTGATCGACGACCGTCCATTTTCCCGAACCGTTGCTTTCAAACGCGACATAGGCGTGTGCCGACTGCAGCACATAGCTGACCGCGCCATTGATCATATCGGTCCCGGACGCCATGACCGTGATCGTATCCGTCGCCGAGCAAGCGCCGCTTTCGTCGACGATCGTCAGCACCGCGCCGGTCGGAAAGGCGCTCGCAGCACATAGCGTCACAACGCGCGAGGCGGTGAGGCTAATATAAGCCACAAGGCGATCTCCAGCGACGATCGTCGTCGCCGCATCGGCGACGGCGCGGCGTGTGTTGGTGACGACCTCGCTGAGCTTGGCCGCCGCAAAGCCGCCGATTGTCGCGCCGTCATGGACGATCATGCGGTTGTTCGTCGTGTCGACGACGATCTCGCCTGGCGCGCCGGTGAAAGCCGCGTTGTTGGCCGCTGTGTCGCGGCGCCGTTTGACCTGAACGCTCATGAGCTAAGGGTCCCCAAATCGATGGTTGTGGCGTAGGGCGAAGTCAGATCGCCGAAATCGTCCGCCTCCGAGACGACGTGGCTGACGAGGTCGTAATCGAGCGGCGTTCCCGCTGCGAGGCTCGAAGCGATCGGCCCCAATGCGCCGGCCCCGCTGAGGGTGTAGGCGTAGGCCGTGCAGGCGGCGAGGTCTTGGACGCCGCCGCCGAATACGTTAAATCCCTGGAGCTTGAGATACAGCGTTTGTCCGATGAACCCAGAAGGCAGGTCGTATTTGACGATTGAAGCGTCAAGACGCGCGAAAGTCGCGCCGTTCGCATGGGCCGCCGGCGTCGAACCATAGAGGCCGCGCGCGAGGCCGGTGAGGTCGTAGGCGTTTGCGCCAGTAAGCGTCGCCGCGGCATAGGCCAGCAATTCATCGTCGACCAACGCCAGCGTCACGCCCTGTTGCGCCGCAACGGCCGTCGTGCTCGCCAGGGCGCCGGCGCTCTCGGCGAGGTTGACCGCCAGCGTGTTCGTCGTGCCGTAGCCCGTCGCCGAAGGCAGGGCCGATGTCAGAAAGCCCTGCTTGATCGGTTGCGTGATCGTCGCGACCTCGGTGTATGTCACATTGTCGATCGAGGCCCAGACGAAGGCGCCGCCCCAATTGGGATCGGCTGCGCCTGAAGCCCCGCCTGACGCGCCGACCCAGAGCTGCGGGACGCCGCCGGTCAGCGCGGGCGGCGGCTCGAAGATCACGGGCGCATTGACCGAATCGGGCGTCGCGCCCTGATTGGGAATCGTGCTGGACGCGCTTTGAGCAGGATAGAGCGCTGGCGTCGAAACGCCGATCGTCACTTCCTCCGCCGTAACGGTCAGAATTCCGCTGTCGTCTTCCTCGATCGAAAGGACGCGCACGGGATAATTGGACAGGCCCAGATTGGCGTCGGTGATCGCGACAATGTCCATCGGGTCGAGCAGGCAATATTCCCAGGACAATTTGAACGTGAAATTGGCGCGCACATAGAGCGCGCGTTGCAGGATCGTCTGCGCGACGATGGGCGCGACAACAGACACGTCGCATATCTCATGCGCCGTTACAGTCGAGCCGACGCGCGGCCCATAAAGCTCGATCTGCGACTGGTCGCGCGCCTCGATCGGAGTCGAACCGTATTGGTTGGTCCGGTCCATGACTTCGATGCGCTGGATCGTCGGCAACGAGAACGGGTCGACGCGCGAGACAAGAACGGGATCCTCATTGCTCTTGGCGTCGACGAAATCGTTGTCGGCGAGACTATAGATCGGCGTGACGTCCGGGTTGAACGTATAGCCATTACCCGTGACCGCATCTTCCGCATAGGGGATGAACTTGAGCTGCCCGCCGCTCCACACCGCCGCGCAATTGCAAATCTGCAGCCAGCGCGCCAGAATGCTGGAGGATTGTTCCTGATCGGTCAAAGCCGGGCTGAAACAAATGCCGCTCGCGCGACAATAGGTCTGCAGTGAGGAATCGCCAGACGCGCCGAACAGGGTCGCCGCATTGATGCCGGCGCCGTTGAAGCCAAGCCCATATTGCGCATTGGTCAGAAAATCCGAGATGACCTCAGCCGGATCGGCGTCGACGCCATTGATCCCGCTTCCGTAAAGGATGCCGCGGACCTCGAAATTATGATTCGAAATGCTGGCGTCGTCGCCCAGAGCGTAGCTCGCCGCGCAGGCATAGGCGGTGCCTTGATAGGTGAGCGCCTGCGCCGGATTGGCCGCCGCGAGATAGCCCCAGACGCTTTGCGGCGTCGTTCCGGTGAACAAGCTCAGGCCGAGCGAAGAAAGCGTGTAGATCGACTGGTCTTTCCAGATTTGGCCGATGCTGGCGATGGGCCCTTCGCAAAGCGCGAGGATGAGATCGGCGGAATAAGTATTGCCCGATGTCGTGGCGGTCCGAAAGAAGCCCTTGCCGCCGGAGTTTTCCGTCTGTGTATGCGTCTGAAAGTTGCTGTACCAGATGACATTGGGCGCAATTTTTGACTCGCCCCAGACGATCGCGACAGGCAGCGTGTTGACGGAGGTCTGAAGCTGGAGGCCGGTATAGTCGGGCGTGACCGCCGGACTCGACTTCTTTGTGTGAAACCAGCCCATCAGGCGCCCGCCAGAGCTGGAGCGCGGTTTGAAGGATGCGGCGCATCCGCGGAACCGGGCGACGGAGGCGGCGCCCGGAAATAGCTCGCGAATTTCGCACTGTCCAAACGATGCGCGATCGCGACATTATGCGAGAGTTCTTCCTCAAGAACGATCCCGGCGGCGGCGAAGGCGTGAATGATCGTCAATGGGCTGGATTTCGACACAATGCCGCCGTGGCTGAAACAGCGCCCATAGCGGAACAACACGACATCGCCGGGCTCGGGCGAATCGACGGCATGGGCGCGCTCCAGCAGCAGGCGCAGATAGACCTCATCGCTGCGATGCAGATGCCAGTCGGAAGAATAGGGGCGCGGATCGAAGGGCGCCACAAGGCCGAGATCGCAGAACACGCGCACGAGCAGCATCGCGCAATCGCAGCCTACGCCCTTGACGTCGGCGCAGACGTGGTATGGCGTGCCGATCCAGGAGCGGGTGGCCGCGACGACGGCGGCGCGAGTCGCGGGTTCGTTCATGGCGGCCTCGATCCGTTATTGAGTGAAGTGCGAACGACGCGGAGGGTGGCGCACCATTGCGCGCGGCGCCACTATGCCTGTGAGGCATCGATCGGGGGGGGCCCATCCTCATTCGCGCCACCGCGGGTTGCCGAGCTACTGCAGCGGTGCCGAAAACGCTAGTCTATGGGGGCAGGAAACGCCTGGATCGGACGCATGGCTTGGTTCAGCGCTTCTGCAAGCTCAATGTGTCGCGGATTGTCGATCGTAAACGGTTCCTCACAAATCGTGCATATGACGCCGCCCTGTGGAAGCTTTTCAACGTGAATGCCTTCGGGCGGCGTCACTTTCAGAAGCTGCCACGGCGCCAGATAGGTCAGCCATCCCGGCCGCGGCAACAGCACCTTCCCCATTGCGTTTTGGGGCGAGTCCGGCTGATAGCGTGCGCAGGCTACGCTCGCTTCGTTCGTGTCCCATGCCTCGACGAGCAGCCGCATGATGCTAGCCAACTCACTGCCGTGCCAAGGCTCGCTCGTTTTCTGCCGGCGGCTGCTGAGATATAGTCTTAGCGAATTCGCTCGAGCAATGTGAGCGTCGTAGGTTCCCGGGTGGACGGCGATCGTAGCACCGAAGGGTTCGTCCATCCCGTTCCATGCCCCAACGGAATAACCCATTTCCGGCCATAGCTTGTCCGGGGGATAGTCATAGCGGCGTCTCTTCTTCAGAAAGACCGCAATCAGCTCCTCCTGATCGGCGGGCACTTTGCAAAATGGGTCTTGCGCTTCTTCGATGGTGTTTGCCAGTTTGTTCCACTGGCCGAAAACCCCATCCAGCGCGTTCAATTCATCGATCGTCCGTCCGAATCGTATCGCGCATTGTTCGGGAGTCTCGCGTCGGTTCCCCCAATGGAGCTCAAAATAATATGATTCTTTGGTAATCATGGCCACGGATCCCATATTACCGTGATGTTGTCATAACCGCTAGCCAATCCTCGGATGTAGTCGGCGACACGTTTTTCTTGCACATGCCATTCGACTCTCATCCCAGCGGCGCGGGCGGCGACAGATTGATCCTCCAATTGGCGGGGCCAATCGTCAGCTCCAGTAAACCACGGCTGGAATTTTTCTTCGTCTTTCTGCATGAATTTCTCGAATGCGCCCTTTCCCTCAAGCATTGGCCCTTTTGGTTCGCGGCAACCGTCAAAATCAACGTCATTGAGCTGGACCTTTAGGCCAGGCGGGAGGCCGGTGACGTATTGTTGGTATCCAATCGAATTGTCCGACCAACCCACATTGCTTTCCGGAGTCGGGGCGGGGCAAAGTTTGGGGCGATCTTTGGTTGTCGCTTGCGAGGTCGCCGTCGCGCTGGCGGCAGCTCTAGCTGCTGCGCCCGCCGCCATGGCGGCCGCCGCCTCATCATCTTGCGACCTTCCGCCCTTCCTGGGCAGGCCCAGCGCGTCGGTGTCGAGAACAAGGCCGCCGCGCGTCGCGCGCGCGAATGGTTGGCCATTCTGGTCGCGAAAGAGCCCGTCGTCGTCGCCATATCCCTCGGCCAGGGTGGTCCAGTGATCGCCGATCTTGGCGCGGATTGCGAGCTGTTATGCGGAACCATCCCAGCGATAGCGAATGTTGGGATAATCCGGAACTTCGCCTTCGAGAATCGCAGAGGGCGAACGCCGCGGGACGAAAATCAGATCAAGAATACGGCTGGCGACCTGCTGAGCAGCGAAAAGGGCTATGAGAATCATCGCCGTCTGCTTGGTACTTTGGTAGAGAAACGGGCTGATATCCGATGACGAAGTGGCGAGCATGATGGGTTTGCGATCCTCACCGAACTCCGGCAGCGCTCCGCCTTCCCCGAAGCCATCGCCCCAACGACCACTCGGTCGCCCGTTGCCGGCTGGCACGCACGGTTGGTTGGGGTCGTAGCCGCGACGCTCAAGCTGATCGACCGAGCCAGGATCTTGGCCAAGCGCGCGTATCAGATCGCGCGGCACGAGGCCCGCTTTCATCAAGCGATCGGCCATAAACAGCCGATAGGCCGCTTGCCTTGGTTCCTTCAACGGCCACAGGCCGGTCATCGCGAGGTGCATCAAGGCCAGCGTGGCGTCGCCTTCGCTGTGTTTGACGAGCGCACGGTGGATATAGCGAAGTGCGCGAGGATCGAGCGGCCGTCCGTAGGCCGCGCAGACCAACGCGCTGATGCGTGCGTCATCGCCCTCGACCGAATCGCTTACCAGCGCGCGAGCGCTGCGCTTCGCCAAGGCAAGCCTTGTCCCGGCGCCGAGCACCAGCCAATCGTCGACAAAACTCAGCGCGGTGTGCAAGGGCGCGCGCGGGCCAAGCGCGCCCCATTGCTTCGCAATTCCTCGAAGAGCATCGCACATCCCGAAATGTTGGAGAGTCGGCCGGAAACGCCCAAGCGGCGTGAGCGACTCAGTAAGCAATCTGCGGCGGCGGCACGTAGGGGAAGCCGCGGAAATTGGCGAGGTTGTTGAACCGCGCCTTGCAGGTCGCCGGCGTGTGGTCGCAGCCCTGATAGACGGTGAAGGCGTCGCCGGTCGTGGGCGGGCTGGGCAGCGGATAGATCAAGGTCAATGAAACGCCCGCGACGGCGAGCTTCACGGTCGCTCGGACATTGGCGTTCGCGCCCGATGTGAAGAGAATGGCGCCTTGCTGATGCGCCATCAGCGCGCCGGAGAAATTGATGAGCGAGGCCGTTGAAGACGCTCCCACGGTTCCCGATGTCGCATAGGTTCCCCGGATGATTCCGCAGCCAGAATCGTAGAGCGTATGCAGGCAGGTCGCCGCGTAGAGGTTTTTTGGCATATCCATATCGAGAATGATAAGATCGGACGCCACCGTGATTTTGGCGCTGGTGCGCCCGACCTGGTCGACGGTCGAAATGCGCCCATGAAATAAAGTGACGCCGCCGATAGGCGGCTGACCGAGCGCGGTCATGAACACGCGGTCGCGCTGGATGACGCAGCCGTCGAACGCGCCATCGCGCAGGGCGTTGAGGAACATCGCGCCGGCGACAAGATCAGTCGGTCGCGCTGCGATGACGATCTGCTGCTTGTCGACATCGAGCCCGGCGGCGCAACGATATTTCAAGCCCTGGACGAGCGGACCATTCGCCGCGAAGACGGCGCCGTTATAGGCGATCGGTTGATCGACATTGGTGTAAGTCAGCGCGAGGCCGGACGGCAGCGTGAAGGTGAAGCAATCAGCGAAGGCGATCGGTGCGTCGGGGCTCGCGCGCGTCGCGTTGATGAAACTAATGAGGGCCGTGCTGGCTGTTTTCATCGCGTTGCTCCGTGAAGGAGGCGCGGGGCAATCACTCCTCACTGCCCACTGCCTATTGCCCTCTTCAATTGCTCCGGACACTGCGGAATTTCACGCTTTTGATCGCCCACAGGTTCTGCATGAATTGCTCGAAGTCTTCGCTGTCGTCGAGAAAGCGGCACAGGAACGCGTAGGAGAAGCTCGCGGTTACGATCGCCCCCGACGCCGGCGCGGTTGTAAAGACAAGAGAGTTGGGCGTCGCCAGGGAGACGCCGGAACTAACAAGCGTTCCATTGACCTTGACGTTGATCAGCGCCGTCGCCCAGCCGACAGGCTCGATGAAACCGCCGAGCGTGTGCGCCATAGTGAAAGTCTTGGTCGAACCGTCGCCCAGCCCAAGGCCTTGATCGATGACGGCACTGTCGGTTGGGTCGACGTAAAGAAACGTTCCCCATTGTCCCTGACATTGCAGGAACAGGCCCATCAAGCTTTGCAGCGATTGCGCGCCGAGGCTTGGCCAGCTTGCCGAATCCGACGCAAGCCCGTCAAACGTCAGCTCGAATTCCCAGATCGGATATTGCCAGAGCGGATCGCGCACCTCGCGGCCCGATACGTGCGAGGCGACAATGGTCGAGAAGGTCGGCTTTTTATGAACGCTCCAGCCTTGGCCTGGAAGCGTTGGGAAGGAAGGGGGCGTGGTCATGGGGCGGCTCCGCCAGGGCAGTAGGCAACAGGCGGTGGGCAGTCGAAAACGGCCCACTGCCTATTGCCGGTCGATCCCCTTCAAAATCTCACGGTCTGCAACTTCACCACGCGCAGCGCGAACAGCATCGCCATGAATTCTTCGAGATCTAGAACGTCGTCGGCGAAGCGGCAGAGCCACAGCAAGCCGAAGTCCGCTGAGATCGTGACCCCCAAAGCTGGCGCCGTCGCGAACATGATCGCCGGCTGGTAGCCGGGCGTGATTGTGTAGAGCGCCGACGAAACCGGTGACCCGTTTTCGTAAACCGCCGTGACCCCCGACGTCCCCGCAACCGTTTCGCTATAGCCGCCAAAGCTGCGAACGAGCGGAAACGTCCTCGTCACGCCGTCGCCAGTCCCGATCGCCTGGGCAGTGATGCTGGACTGACCCGGCGGCGCCAGCCAGAAGGGCGTTTCCTGTCCTTGCATCTGGCTAAAGAAACCTGCGATGGTCTGCAATTCGGCGTAAGGCGCCGCGGAGCGAAGAACCTCATAGGTGAGCTCCACGTCATAGAGCGCGGCGCCATAACGCGAGCGGCGCGTCGAGCGGCCGGATGCGAGGTCGATCACATCGGTCGCGAATTTCGGCCGCGTGACGCTCGACCAGCTTAGCGTTATCAGATTTGGAAATGTCGGATAGGTCCCCGGCGAGGGCGGCGCCGAGGGCTGCAAGGGCGGCGTTGCCGGCCCGCGTCCTGGAAGCCACAGGCCCGCCGACCAATTGCCAGCATCGCCCCAAGCGCTATTGAGGGTCGGGAAGGCGGGGAACGGCCGTGCGTCCCAGTTCCAGACGCAGGAGAAGGCGAACTGGATCATCGGGACGCCGGCGTCTGACGTCTCATTGCGTCCGTCGACGTTCCAATATTCGTAGAGCGCCTGCAGCGCGAGCAACGCGATCGTGTCGTCGCGCAGCGGTAGATAGGAACCGCCGGCGACCGCTCGCCAGACCGACCAATAAGGCGTGAAGCTTGCGCTTGAGGCGGGGTTGTAGAAAACGTTTGGCTGGTTGGTTCCCTTGTCAGCCGCCGGGAAGCCATATTCGATAAAGGCGATCGATTTGGATTGCGCCTGCCATTGGGTTTGCGGGCCGTGCGGCGACCATCCGGTTCCATCGCCATCATCATAGATGGCGTAATGAAGATTGTTCCACCACCACCGGAATTGCTTGTTGGCGAGCAATTGCTGGTTCGGATAATAGGGATTGCGCGATTGCGTGAGCCTATCGCCTTCGGGTCGCGATATCTGCTGGTCGGATCCGAGCGGATCGAGGCCGACGCCGTCATTGGCGCCGTCGTCGTAGAACCAGTTGAATTTCTCGCCGCCCTCGATATTGGTCTTGAGATAGGGCAGGGAATAAAGCGTCGGCGCTCCTGAGAGGCCGAGGCCGTTCATGGCGGCCGGCGTCGGCGGCCACGCGCCCGATGACGCCGGCGTGTCCCAATTGTCGACATCGAGGCCGCCTTGCGTCGTCCAGTCCGACAGCGGCAGATAATTGTCGAAGCCGACGAGATCGATATTGGCGTCGGCAAAAAGCTGATCGAGATGCGGCCATTGGCCGTCCTCGCTCGGATGCTGATATCCCATCCAGCTCGACCAATCGGCGGAATAGGCGATGAGGTTCTTCAGCGTCGACAGGTTCTTGGTCAGGCCCTGGCTGTCGAGAATCGAACGGACATCATTGGCGAGCGTCCGCAATCCCGCGACGAAAGGATAGTCCCATGTCGCGTTGCCGGAACTGTCCGTCGCGCCCGCTTTCGTCCAGCCGGGACCGCGAATCGTCTCAAGCCCACGCAGCTCCGAGCCGATCATGAAGAGATCGACGCCGCCGGCGATCGTGCACAGCCAGGCGTAATGCAGGATCATGCGGCGGTAGGTGTAATCGGTCGGTGACCCGGAATAGGCGACGGTGAGATTGACCGCATCCGGCGTGAAGTCGCTCGTCGTCGCCGAGCCGAGAAATGCGTTGACCGCTGATGTCGCAGCGCTGGTGAGATCGGGCGAATAGGCGATGCTGCCGCGCCACGGCAGGCCGGCGGATGTCATCAAAATGAAGGGATAGAAAATGACGCGAAACCCGCGCGCCTTCAAATCCTGAATGCAGCGCACGATGCTTGGATCGGACGGCGTGCCGCCGTAAATGAAAGAATCGCCGCTCGTTGGTATCCCGATGAGGCCGGGCGAGGCCTGGGTGAGTCCGGATACGCGCCACGTATCGGAAATCCATGAACCGCCCGAAAGCTGCTCGAAATTGCCTCCGATGTAAGTCGTCGAAGGGTAGATCTGGCAGGTCGACGCGTCGAGCGAATCGCCAAACCACGCGCAGACCAGAGAAACGGTTGTGCAGGCGGGATACGCCGCCTGCAATTGGTCAATCGCGGCGCTGTAATCGGTGTAGGAGTCGCCTGGCGCGAAGAAGTTGTTGAGCGGCAGCGTCGGCCCGGTCAGGCGTTGTCCCCGATGGGAGATCGTGTCGTAAGTGAACTCGCCTGTCGAGGGCAGGAGATGAACGCCGGCGACGAAGCTCATGCGCCTGCGAGCCGACGCAGGCCGAGATGCGCGCCATGGCGCACCGCTTCATCCATCGCCTTCATCATCGCGGGACTATTGTTCTTCATCCATTGGGCGACGCTTCCCGAATCGACCGCCGAGACGTGGAAATTCGTTGTGGGATGGATGTGGACGGCGCCACCGCCCGTTTGCGGCTGGGCGCCGCCCTCTAGCATATCGCGGAACGCGCCCGCTTCGGCGGCGGGCATGATCAGTTCGTTATGATGGACCAGCGAAAGCATGTCTTTGGGAACTTGCCACATGCCGATATCGGCCGAGGCGACAGAACCGGCGACGCCGGCGACGGTCGCCTGCGCCGCCGCGGCGGGGCCGGCTGCGAACGGGCCCATGATCGGCGCGAGAAAACCGAACACGCCCGCGAAAGCTTCGGCGGCCGACGACATGATCGACCGGATCATTGTCGCGGCCTGAGTCGCCAGAGACGCCGCCGCACCCGACTGTTCAGCGCCAGTCCGAGCGGCGACGCCCGCCGTTGTGGCGGCGGTTTTGGCCGCTTCATTGGCGACATGTTGGATCACCGTCGTCTCGCCCCATTCGATGAATTTGATGAGAAGATCGGCGAGGATATTCTTGAATGCGGTTTGCCAATTGGTGGTCCCATCGATGAGGCCGTGCAATTGCGAATTGAAGCTTTGCGAGATCGCGTTGCCGAAATTCTCATATTGCTGCTGCTGAGCGCTGATCGATTTCTGGACGAGGCTCGCCATTTGATCCTGATGGCGCCGCTCAGCGTCGAGAATCTTGTCGTCGATCTGCTGCTTTTGCGCGAGCGTCGTCGTGCCGAGCGCCTGCTCCTGTTGCAGCAGTCCGAGTTCGGCCTGATATTCGGCGTCGGTCGCCTGGCGCGACATCGTCACCTTCTGCTGCTGCGTGATCTCATGGCGCGTCGCCTCTTCGCTGAAGAGCGCCAGTTTCTGTTTCAAGCCGTCTTCAACGTCCTTGATCTCCTCGCTGATCGCTAGTTTCGAGGCGCGCATGGCGTCGGCATAGGATGCGTCATCGCCCGAGCGTATCGCGGCGGCGGCCTGCGCATGGGCGGCGGCAAGCGAGTTCTGGACGGATACGGATGCGAGCAGCGCGGCGTTGAACGCCTGCACCTTGTCGGCCGCGAAGGCTTGCGTGATCGAGGCGCCGAGAGTGGCATATTGCGTGTTCATCTCGCTGATCGGGCTTGAAAGGCTCGACAAAGCGTCTTTCGCTTCAGCGATTCCGGCTGTGAGATTGTCGATCGAGGCGGAGAATGTGACAGCGAGATTGGCGTCGGCCATGGGCGGCTCCTTAAATGCGATTCAGAGCCGGCCAGCCGGGAAGGCCGCCTTCATCTCAGCCATCGTCGCGTGTCGCGCAGGCGTGTCGACCGCGTTGGGCGGCGCCCGATATTTCAATGCCGCGGCGAGCAGCCAATGGGCCGGCGGATGGGCGCGCCATTCGGCTTGCAGGGCCATGAGCCGTGGCAGCGTGAGGCCGTCGAGCGCCTGATCCCAGGTCCAGCCGGTATTGGCCACGACATGGGCGATCAGCCGGTCGAAATCAGCTCCCCCGGCGCCTCCCGCCGAGACGCTTCCGAAGCTGTGGCGGCGCGCAACCCGGCGGCCCTTGCGATGGCTGGAAACGCCTGCATCAGCTCGCTCACCGAGAAGGGTAAATCGAGAAAGTCCTCCCGCGAAAGCTCGGGATCGACGTGAGTGATCGCCTGATAAGTCGCTTCGGCGAGACGATCGAGCTGCGCCTCGCTGAGTCGTGCGACGCTCGCTGTCGAAATCGCGGCGCCGCCGAGTTCGGCATATATCTGAAACAATGCCGGCTGGATTTTCTTGATCGCGCGGAACGGCAGATGCGGCAAAAACCATTGCCGTCCGGCCAGCGAAACAAGGAAGGCCTCCTCGCTCATGCCGCGTCTCCAAAATTGAGCTGGCACACCTGGCCCGCGCTATTGGCGAAGCATTGAAAGTCGAGCTCAGGCAGAACGAAATCCTCAAGCTTGGTGCCCAAGGCGAGCTTCTCCGCGACGCAATTGTAGAGAAGCACCGAAAATTGCTTGCCAGTGGTCGGATCGGAGGCGAACAGATTGGCCGAAAATGAAATCGTCGGGCCGATCAATTGCGCGGCGACGGCGATGCTCTCGCCGCTGGTCGCGTTCGCATAGGTGTAGGAGATCAACACAGCGGCGCCGGCGTCGGCCGCCGCGAAAGTATAGACGCCGCCCGCAACCGAATATTGTCCGACCGCGGGCGCGGAGGCGACAAGCTTCAGCGGCAGCGCGCTCGCGGCATAGACGACGCCCTGATCGGCGACAAAGGTCGCATGGAAGCTCGTCGAGTAGGTATAGGGCGAGGACGCCGGGACGCTTGCCGCCTCGCCAAATTGCGTCTGCGTGACGCCGGTCGACGGCGTCACGCCGAAGAACAGCGACCCCAGCGCCTGGCCCGATATGCGCGCCATCTTCGCCTTACCGGCCATCTTGCGCGTTCCCGAGCCGATCGCGACGGGGAAGTTATATTGCCCGTAGAGCGATTTCGTCGTTGTGCTGAGATTGAGCGTCACTTCCTGCGCGAGGCCGAAATTGATCGGCGTCCCGCCTTGCGGCGTGCCGATCAGCACGCCCGAACCAAAGACGAACATGGAGGTTCTCCGTTGTGATGGGGATTGGAAATTCGCAGCGACGCGTTCTACGGCAGCGCCAGTTTCACGCTCACCACCGCCAGCCCGTCGCCGTCCATGTCGCCGGTGTCGCGCACGGGAACGCCGGAGATTTTGCAATCGTAGACCGCGCCGCCGAGTGTCTGGCGGCCGAGGGCGATGTCGCCGGCTTGGGGAGCCAGAGCGGCGTCGATTGCGTCGAGCGCGGCGTTGATCGCGATGGCGCCAGGGGTCAGCGGATCGCGGGAGTCGAAATAGAGGAACAATCTGGCCTCGATCGTGCGCCTGGGCGTGGCGAGCGAAGTCCAGGAATAGGTTTCCGGCCCCGCTTCGAGCTGGAACAAGGCTGGCCGCATCGCGGCGGGAATTTCGCTCCAGAGTTTTAGCCGGCGCGACGCGAGGCCCCAGGAATAGGCGTTGGCGAGCGTGTTGAAGAGACTGGAGAAGGCGGCTTCGCGGCTCATGGGCCCTCCCAGGTTTCGCCCGGCGATTCTGCGAATGCCGCGATGATCTCGTCCATCATTTCGGCAAGGCTCGAGCGCAAATAGGAACGTTCGGGAATGAGCGAACCGGGATGTTCGACGCGTCTGGCGAAGTGAAGAGCGCCGCCGGCGATGAACGCCAAAACATTCGCCTTCGCAGGCAATATTTCATGGGCGGCAGTCTTGCCGCCATATTCCTGGATCGCGGCATATTTAATGCCGGCGGAGCCGACGTTGACCGCGACGCCATCGCTGTCGATGCGCACTTCGCTGAAAATAGAGTCGCGCAATTCGCCGCTGATCGCGTTGAGAACCTGGCCCGACAGTTTGTCGTTCCTCACCTTGTCGACGAGGGCGTCGGCAAGCGCCGCGGCTTTCGCGCTGAGATCGTTGAGGAACTGCGCGGGGAAAGCGCCAAGACGCGCATCGAGCGCGTCGGCGCCGACAAGGCCGAGCGTCAGCATGACATGGTCACTCGGCGATAAGGTTGCAGCAGCGCGAGAACCGCGGCTGACATGGCCGATGTGTCGTAGGCGATCGTCTCCTGCCCGCCGACCGACTTGGACTTGAGGCCGATGCGCTCGGCGGCGCGAAAACGCTCCGCCGCGAGCTCCAGCGCCGCCTGGGCGATGTCTTGCGGGATGTAGCCGTAGGAAATGGACAAGGACGTCGCGGCGTCCGCCGCGGAGAATGAATAGAGGCCGCCGGAGACGGCATATTGCCCTGCTGACGGCGATGCGCCGACCGCCGTCAATGCGGCGCCCGTCGCGGCATAGACGATTCCGACATCGCAGCCCCACGGCCCATACGGCGCCGCGGCGGCGATCTGCCAGGGCGCGGAGGCGGGAACGATCTGCGCTTCGCCCGACACAGCATAGCCCGCAGTGTAAGAGATCGCGACATTCAGTCGGCCGCGCAAGACCCAGCGTCCGAAAATGTCGACGGCCTGTTGCCGGCTCGGTGGCGCGATGTCCGCGCTCTGTAGGAGATAACCGTGACGAACGCCGGCGACGACGGGCGGGACGGCCAGATTGTCGATGGCGAGCGAAGCGATGCTCTGCACCGGCCAGTGACGAAGCGTAATCCGCGCGCTCTCGCCGTCGAGGACCTCGTTGTAATCCTGCGGCAGTAGGGCCGGCCGACTCAGCAGGGCGTAGATGGCGCGGCTCGCCGCCGTGATGAGCGCGGCGAGCGTCGCGTCATAGGGCGAAGCCGACGCCGGCAGGCCGAGCCAGGCCTTGAGCGCCGGCAGGGTCGTGAGATCGTTGGGGGACATGGACTGTCTCCTCTTTGCGCCGCTGAAAGAGCGAGCGGGCGCTTGCGCCCGCCGTCTCAGCCGTTGCCGATATTGGTGAGGATGCCGATGCCGAACGGCGCATAGACCGCGAGCACTTCTTCGGCATAGACGCCAAATTCCCGGCGGCGCGTGCGCACCGGCCAGTCGACGCGATAATAGTCGCGGCGCGTCAGCACCTCCGCCACATTGGGCGCTTCATTGGACTGGTACCAAACGGGGAGACGCTCGCAATAAGCCAGAATGGTGCCGGGCGGCAGGTCGGGATGGACCTGGATCGGAATGTCGAAACCGCCGTCGACGCTGAACGGATTGTAATACCAGCGCACGACGCCCGAAGCCGAAACGCCATAGGGACCGCCGCGATCGCTGTCGGCGGCGATGTTGTAGCGCACCAGTGGGCCGGACGCGCTGGTCAGGCACTTGTTGGTGATGTTCTTCTGCTCTTGCGCGTTCACATAGAGCACGGTGGGCGACAGGCGATAGGCGTTCCACATTTGCACGAGCATGGCGTCGATCTCGACGACCGAACCGCGCCCGGACGCGGTGAGGAAGGAGCCGGTCCCCGCTGTCCCCGAACTGAGCGCCTGCACATAGGCGCTGTTGACGGGGTTGAAGCCGATCGTCAGCAGGCCGTCGAAGGCGAGCGTGGAATTGCGAGAATAATCGGCGCTGATTGCGCTCGCCGGCTGCTGCCCGCTGGCGAGCTGCGCCGAGAGCGCGAGGCTGTTGATCGTGGTGATCGCCTGCAGCGTCTCCGAGCCCGCCGCGCCGACATACCAGGCGTAAGCGACGGCGCCATTGACCATCGGCGCCGTGGCGAACAAAGTCTGCCCCAGCGTGACCGCCTGCGTCGCATTGGCGCTCTTGTTCGAGGCGCCGCCGTTGAGGCTGTAGGTATTGCCGTCATTGCCGGTGATCGTCTTGGTCGTCGCGACGCCGGCGACGAGTGAGGAATTGCGATAGCCCTCGAAGGCGAGCGCGACGACGATCACCGAATAGGTCGCGGCGGGAAGGGTCGCGCCGCTGCCCGATGCGGTCAGCACAGGCGTTCCGGGCGTGCCGAGCGCGAGCGAGGCATTGCCGCCGAGCAGGCCAGTCTCCTCCTTACGCATGGTCTTTTGCAGCAGGCGCAATGTGGCTGTCGTGTTGACGTCCTCGTAACCCTGCGCAGCGGCCTCGGCTTCGAAGGTCACCGTGTCTTCCTCGCCGAGCGTCACATAGGGCGCGGTCTGCGGATTGGCGGCGTAGGACATGCTCGCCGAGCGCTGTCCCTCGGGCACCCAGCCCATCGCGTCGAAGCCGGAGCCGGCGACGGAGGAGATCGTGCGCCAGCGCGCCGCGTCGCCCGGATTGAGCCGCTGCACGCGCGGGATCGCATTGCGCAGCGGCGTGATCGTCGGATAGAGATTCTTCGCCGGCGCCTGAAGATCGTATGCGGAGAGGCCGGTGGCGATGGTGACGTTCTTTGCGAGCGCGGCATTGGGCTGCGCGAGGGCTTCCTTGGTGAGGCGGAGGGTTTCTTCGGTAGTCTGTGCGATGCTCATGGGGGGTCCATTTCTGTGGGGGTTGCGGTCAGGAGCGGCGTGAGGGATGCGCCGTCGCCGAGGGAGCGGACGGATTTGAATGTGACATTGCGGGCGATGGCCCGTGAGATGAGGGAGCGCCAAGTAAGCGCGAGCGCGGACTATCGGCGGGTGTTAGCGGCTATCGTCGTGGCGCGATGAGGATGTCGCCAGGCGGCTTGCGACAGTCGGCACGTAAGCAGCGGCGGTTCAATTTCAGATGGGATGGGGGCAGATGCACTCGTTGCGACGCGCAACGCAGCGGCGCCTATCGTTCCGCCAACAATCGTTGTGCTGTTACTGTTTCTGTTCGACGTTGCTTTCGTGTGGCCCGCCCGACGAAGCGGATTTCGAGCGGGCGCCGGGACCGCGATTGTCCACCTGCAATTCCAATCCATAGTCGCCTAATGTTTTTTGGCATCTCTCAATGAAATAGCGCGCGTTTTCTGTCAGCGGATATTTTGCAGCGATGAAAATGATGATCTTTTTGCCAATCGCGTGCGGAAGATGCTTGTATATTTCGCCGCTCTCGATAGCGCCGAGATATTTATTGACCTTGCCTTGCAGCATCCACAGATGCTGGGCTTCGTCGACGTCGAATCGGAGGTGATCGCTGATGACGAGGCAGACATCGCCGGAAACCGGGTCCGTCGTCGTAAAATCTATTACGTCGGGCTGTTCGATCGTCATGAATTTCTCTGTCGGTGGCCGAACGATTCTTATGGTGAAGGGTGGGAGACGCATGCCGCCGGGAAAGTTGGGCTTTCCCGCCCCCCGAATTGTCCCTCCGGTTACTGCGACTTCCGGAATGCCAACCTCCTGACCGGGCGTCAGAGGAGCGGTCTGGGATGCCTTCGCCTCGACGCCGCCGAACTCTCCCGTAGTTGGGTCCAGTGTAAGATGGTCGGCGCGAAAGGAAATCCCGCTGTCCGTTATAATTGTGATTTGTCGCCCAATGAGCAGTCCGGCGGAAAGCGAGTCGTTCTCGGTGCAAACCTCCCACTTGGCTCCGGCCGCCTTGTTCGCCGCGAGTTGCGCGTCGCGCGCCTTTGCTTTGTCGGCGGCGGTCGGCTGGCTGCCTTGCGGGACCGGATCGTCGACGTCCTCGGTCTTCTCGCCCCCAGGCACGGGGTCGTCATCTCCCGGTTCGGTCTCAACGGGGGGAGGCTCGAAGTATGTTTCACCATGCGGCAGCTGGTTAAGGTTTATGAAGCCTGGCAGAAATGGCGGTGTGATCGGCGAATTCGCGCGGAAGTGTCTGTACTCCCGAGTCTCAGGATTGTAGAAGGTGACAGGCTCGCCTTCGTTCTCTGGTTCCGTCGGAAATCTTTCGGCGTCGCTAACCGAGTTTTGCGCATATTGCCGGCGCGCAGTGGGGCGACCTGATCTTGCGCTCGGTCCAACAGCGCCGGCTGCGCTCCCGTCCGTCCATTGCCCGCTCTCCTCGCCGTTGCCCGCGGGCACACGCGGCTGATCGGGATTGTAGCGGCGCTGCAGTTCGGTCAGCAGGCTTTCGTCAAGCTCCAGCGCCTTCAGAATTGTGCGCGGGCCGACGCCTGCCTTCATCAGGCCGTCGGCCATGAATAGCCGGCGCGCGTCTTCTATTGGCTGCGCTAGCTTGGGCAACCCCGTCAGCGCGAGGTGGGTCAAGGCGACGGCGGTTTCGCCTTCGCCTCGCTTGACGAGCGCGCGGCGGATGTAGCCAAGAATCGGTGCGCCAATCGGACGGCGATATGCCGCGCTGAGCATGGCGATGAGGCGTGCATCACTTGTTGGAGCGGCGTCCTCGTCGGCCTTTCGAAGGCCGCGCTCCACGGCGGCGAGCTTCGTCCCAGCGCCGAGCACAAGATCGTCGCCTTCGAACGTCATCGCGCAGTGCAACGGCGCACTGGCAGCGCGCGCGTCCCATTGCTTGCGCAGTGATTCCACTGGCATTGGCAACCTCGGGGTTTGTTGGAGTAGGGCTCAGAGGCGCGGCGAGAAGAGACCGACGTTCGTCATTATCCCAGGCGCACGCGATCAGCCGTTCGCCGCTCCGGGGCGTCGGCGCCGGCGTTGGTTCAAAAAGCCATTGTTAAAATGTTCGCGCCGCGTCCCAGGCGGACGTCGCCTGCGTGGAGCGGACGATTGATGGCGTACGCGGTCGGCTGTCATCGCGAGCAGCGGCCGACGTGCGCCTTGCATTCGTCACGCGAACCCAATCCAGGCGTGGACTGTCAGAGCCTCAGTCTGGATTGCTTCGTCGCTACGCTCCCTCGCCAATGAAGGCGAACCGATTCGACCGGGGTTCATCGGGTTCTAATGCTTGACGTGCGGTATGCCTTCTGGTTGTCCATCTATCGGGGCGGACGTTCGATCGTCTTCCGCAAAGCCATTCCAGATGCGCAAGTCAAAACCGGCATTGCGTACTACGCCCTGACACAGAACAAAAAGCCTTTGCGCCTGCGCGCTCAGCGGAAATATCGGCGCTATCTCTATGATGACATCTCTTCCGATCGATCGGGGGCATTGCTCGTAGAGTTGGCCGCTCTCGATTACGTGGAGGTACAAATTGAGCTTGCTCTGCAACAACAAGAGATGCTCGCCCTCATCGACATCCCACGGCAGATGGTCGCTGATGAACAGTCGCACTTCGTTTGCGGCATCATTTATCGTGACAATGTCGATCACATCGAGCTGTTCGATCGTCATGAATGCCCCAGCTTGATCCTACATGGGACCGGGAACGAAGGAGAGGATGGCGCCGTCGATTTTCGCGATCTTCATCTGCACGGCGAGGCGGCTGACTGTAACGCCGGGGATAAATTCCCGCCATGCCCGATCGCCGCGTATCTTCCAGACATCGGCGTCCTCTTCGATCAGCAAGGGCTCTTGCAGTTCGTCTCTCTTCGTGCCGAGGAAGTCGCAAAATACCCGTCTGGCGACTTCGAGCGCGGTCTCACGCGAAATCAGAGGCCTGTTGCGCGCGGCGTGAACCACCATCGAAGCGTCCCAGCGGGAATCATGCTTGTCTGTCCCTCGCGCCGGCTGCTCGGATAGCTGATTGTGCGGTTGTCTTCGCGGATTTGGCGTTCTGCAAAATATCGCGTCTACGACGTCGTCGGGTGAATCCGCCGTAATAGCGAATTCGAGGCCATCGCGATAAAAGACGATTGCGAAGCCCTCGCTCGCCCGCGACTTTTGAATGTGCTGGTCGTCGCCAAACACCTCACCTTCGATGTCGCGATAGGGCAGCCGGGAATCCTCGAACGACAGAAATAATTCGCGCCTTGGCGAGAGCGCTGCGATGATTTGGATTCCTGTTCCATCATCCAAGAGCGCGCCTCGGACGATCAGGTTGCCGCCCTTCATATTCGCCACGCTGGCGTAGGCCATTTCCAGGCTGAGGGCCGCGGCGATGGCGTTCGCGTTGGGAAAGTCGACCGCAGGCGTCACCCGCGCCAGTCCCGCGATGATTTGGCGAATGTCGATCATTGGACACGCACGTCACGATACGGAAAGCAGCGCGACGATAGATTGTGGAAAAGAACAAAGCAAGAACTAATGTTACTTGAAGCAGAGTTTTTCATTGTTTGCTTGGCGGAGCGGAGCGCGGGAGGAATTCGAACTCAAGGACGGCCCTTCGGGCCGCCGCCGGAGGCGACCGCGTATGCGGTCGTCCTTGAGTTCGAATTCCTCCCGCGCATAATTGCATCCAAGCGATCAATGGGTTTCTGACGCTGGGGCCAGCGCGAGCCAGGTGAGAATTGAGGGCGTCGAGAAGTTCATCGACGCCCACGCCCCCTCAAAACCGCCCCGCAATCGGATTGGCGAGGCTGAGCTTCGTCAGCGCCAAAGCGCGCTCACTAGCCGGCAGCGCGGCGAGGCGGCGGATCGCTTCGTCGACGGGCGCCGCGCCCTCGCTGCTCAATCCGTCGGCCGATTTGGAAACCGCGCGCAACGCGGCCTTGGCGGGGAGCGGCTGCGCTTCGAGCGCGGCGATGCGCGAGGACAGAGCGGCGAGGCCGGGCGTCAGTTCGTCGAGCCGGGTTCGCAGCGCCGCCGTCTCGCCGAGCGCCTTGGCGAGCGCGAGGGAGGGGATAGGCTCCGCGGCTGCCGGCGAGGCCGGCGGCGCTGCGATCTTCGAAGCTTGCAAATCATCGTCGTTGGCTTGCAGCGCGTCCGGCGCCGGGTCGCCGCCGATCTGGGCGGCGAGCGCCTCCGCTTCGGCGCTCAATTGCCGGCTCAGCGCGCGCGCCATGGCGACGAGCTGCACGAGCGCGGCGAGACGCTGCGCCGCATCGCCGCCGTCATTCTCATTATCCTGCTCGTCGCCTTGCGTCGGCGCGGCGTTTTTCGCGGCCGCGGCGAAGGCGCGTTTTTGCGCTATTCCGTCCTTGATCACTTCGAAAGTCGCCGACGCCACGCAGGGCAGGTCGACGAGCGAAATCTCGCGCGGCTCGGCGGTGTAGCGCGTCAGCTCGCCGCCGGGGTCCGACCAGCGCCGGACATAGCGGCCGCCCTGGCTGAAGCCGGTGTAGACCCCTTCCTCGACCTTGCGCCATTCGTCGTCGTCGACGATTTTGGCCGCGATCATGATGCGCTTGCCTGCGTCGTCGAATGCGATGTCGGTGATCTTGCCTGCCGCCACGCGTCCATGCATCGCACGCAAAGCGCCGAGCGACTTGCCGCCGCTCGCCTCGTTCATCTCGGCTGACCACGCTTCATAATAAGGTTTCGTCGAATCGTAATCGCAAATTTCGCCCGCGCGATCGGCGACCTCGGCGGTGGCGATTCCGTAGACGATGCGCTGATCGGCGTCGACTTTGGTGATCGGGAGAAAGAGGCTGAGTTCGGACATTGGCGCTCCAGGGGATAGGCGCGGAGATGACTAACTGTCTGGCTGCAAAGATTTCCGCGACGAACTTGCTACCTAACTGTCAGCGAGGAGCAACGTGTCGGGATATTGAGTAAGTTCGCGGCCGGATGAAACGCCAAGTTTCTTTTCAAGCGGCTCAAGCTTGGGAGCAAAAAATCTATAATCGACACCGGGCTTTTCGGCGTAAATGAAGAGAATGGGAATCGGGGGTAATTCAACGTCTGGGAGTAAACCGAGCGCGCCGATCTTGGCGTCAGGCGACCTAACGCCAGCCCCGCCGATCGCATGAGGATAGACAATCATCTGCTGCGGCGTCAGCGTCGGATCGGCGCCGGTCTTAATCTCGAACCCTACATATATTCCACGTATCGCCGTCTGGCAGAGTATATCGAGACGCGCGGTAACGGGCGCTAGAGTCAATCGAACTTCGTCGACACAGATTCCGCCAGTCTTGTTAAGATAGTCTAGCCATTGTTTTTTTACTGCGTCATGAAAGTCACCTTGATAGGCGACGTCCTGTATCAGACTCTTGCCATCACTCGCGCCGGAGGCCGTCCATCGCCCATCTTCATCCCGCGGCTGAGCCGGATCGAAACCAAATTTACGAAAGTAGCGCTTAGGCATGAGTGCGACGACAGCGCGCGCTTTTTGAAGGCTGGCGAGAAGCTCACGCAAAGGTTCAATCGAGAATGGTTCGGCGAGGAGTCGTCTTGTGTTGTGCATGACGAGAGCTCCTCCTTCGCGTATCGAAACGAAAGCGCGTAGTATCGTCGGGCGACCAGTTGATCGCAGATGTACTGGCTGCAGAAAAAGCGCCGCTCGCTGATGGGATCAATTCGGTGATGCAGCGAAGGCGCGCGAGACGCCGTGCCCTAATCCCTGTTTGATTTCGCCGCCTCTACTTCTTCGACGGCGTCATACCGAATAAAAAGCAGCAGCTAAAAATCTGGCCGGTGAACTGCGAAATACGCATTTCAAACGGCCCGTCCAACTTTGGCAGATCGGAGTTTTTGACTGTGGGCCGGCTTCCCCGGACGACCCAGGTGTCGCCTTCGGGAACAACAGACAGCGGCGCTTGTTTTTCGAGTTCGTCTTCGCCGTGTTCTTTGACAAGCACGAGCCGCGCGATCTCCAGCGCGATCGCGTCAGTGATGATCTTCATGCCGGCCGCGCGGCGCGCCATCATGTCCGGGCGCTCTTCGTCGGTTTTGAAGGGGAACATTTTAGTCAACCTTCCCGGCGTCGGGCGACGGCCACATCATTTCCAATTTAGCGATTATGCCCGGTGTCGCGTAACAATGCAAGAAAATGTTCTCGTTTTGTTCCTAACGGCAATCTCGGCAAGTTGGGAGCCAAGCGAACACCCGACGATCAACGATCATGTTCACGCGGCAGCGCTCCGCCCGCCGCACATCTCATGATCTGTCGCGCAAGCAGTGGAGCGGCCTCATCACTTCGGAGGCTGGGCCTGGCCGGGCGGGGCGGCTGCGGGCGCGCCCGGAGGCGGCGACTCATCCATATCGTCCTGGCCGCCCGGCGACGCTGCAGGCGGCTGTCCGCCGGGCGCTGGCGGGGTTCGGCTGGGCCTGTTCAACATCGCCGTACCGATCGCCATGACGCATTTCTCGGACAATTGGTCTTTATGCGCCCTCAGGCAATCCATGATCCTGCCGCCGCCCGGCTCCACGCCGGCGCATAAATCCATGACATGGCACTCCTTCCGGACGCCTTGTGCGTCCGCCGCGCCGCATAGCGAAAGCCCGAGCAACAGGACGATGGAAGAGATCGCACGCATGGAGGCTCCTGCCAAAGCCGCGAAGGGGAACGAGGGGCGTTGCGTCGTCGGGACTCTGAATATGTCGCCGCCATCGTCCATCATGGACCTTGCAGAGCCAATAGCAATCTCGATTCATCGAGGGACTCCGGCGCCGCCATGGCGATCCGCGACAGGTCGCGGACCAGTTTGAATAGGCGGCGGAATTTCGTTCTGGCGGCGATGGCGGCTTTGCCGCATAGTGCAGGCATGGGCGAAGATCACCAATTCACCGTGAGAGTAGAACCGGATTCTTCCAGACCAGGGCGTTTCCGTTGGGCGCTTTTCAAAGCGACCCAGGCTTACAATCGCTCTGAAATGTCTTTCTCGACAAAACGAGAAGCGGCGCAGGAGGCGGCAAAGGTTCTCGATAAGAGAATTGCCGCATGGCAAGCCCTCAGGTGAGCAAACCTCTGTAGCGCGATCTCGGCCGACGGGCGAAGCCGCTCCGCCCATCCGCGCTGGTTCCGTCGCCGCCCTGCCTTATTCACCGCGCGATTTGCGGATAATAAATTCGCTCTTGCGGCGAATAGCTACCTTATTTACCGCGGATTATGCGGCGAATAATTTGCATTTGCGGGGAATAGCAGGCGTAATCTCCGCATGGGGCGCGGAGATTGACGACCTATATTCACGAATTGCCGCCTTGGCCCGCCTTCCACTGGCGCGATGACGCCATCGCCGCGCGGCTTGTCGACGTCCGCTACCAGCAGGGGCGGCTGATCGGGCGCATGGAAGGCCTCGGGTTCCCGCTCAGGACGGAAGCCGTTCTGCAAACCCTGACCGAGGAAGTCCTCAAATCCAGCGAGATCGAGGGCGAGATCCTCGACAGGGCGCAGGTGCGCTCCTCGCTCGCGCGCCGTCTCGGCGTCGACATCGGCGCCCTGGCGCCCGCCGATCGCCATGTCGAAGGCATCGTCGAAATGACGCTCGACGCGACGCAGAAATTTGCCGACCCGCTGACCGCCGAAAGATTGTTCGATTGGCGCGCCGCTTTGTTCCCGACGGGGCGCAGCGGCATGAGCCGCATCGTCGTCGGCGTATGGCGCAACGACGAGAAGGGACCGATGCAAGTCGTGTCGGGGCCAATCGGGCGCGAGCGCGTCCATTATCAGGCGCCAGTCGCGAAGATATTGAACCGCGAAATGCAAGCCTTTCTGAAATGGTTCAACGGCAAGAGCGCGATCGATCCCGTGCTGAAGGCGGCGCTCGCCCATCTCTGGTTTGTGACCATCCATCCGTTCGACGACGGCAATGGGCGCATCGCGCGCGCGATCGCGGATATGGCCCTCGCCCGTTCTGAGCAAAGCGCCCAGCGTTTCTACAGCATGTCGGCGCAGATCCGTCTGGAGCGCAAGGCCTATTACGACATTCTTGAGCAGACGCAGAAGGGCGATCTCGACGTGACGGCCTGGCTTATCTGGTTTCTCGATTGCCTCAACCGCGCCTTCGCCGGCGCGGAGCAAGCGCTGGCGTCCGTTCTCAGGAAGGCGCGCTTCTGGGAGACGCATGCGGGCGCCGCGTTCAATGACCGTCAGCGTGCGATGATCGCTCTTCTGTTCGACGGATTTTTTGGCAAGCTCACCACTTCGAAATGGGCCGCGCTCGCCAAGTGCTCGCAAGACAGTGCGCTGCGCGACATCGACGATCTCGTGAAGCGCGGCCTTCTCGTGAGGGAGCCGGGCGGGGGGCGGAGCACGAGCTATGCGTTGGTTGGAGCGTGAGGCCGGCGGGTGGTCGTTGGGGCGCCGGACGTGTTCTGCTGCGGCGAGCGGCCTCCGATCGAAGCCTATGCTCGGCTAAGGAATCTTATGAAATATCTCGACGCATTCATTGCAAATGAAAACCGACGGACCGGCGCCTAGCCGCACCTCGGGAGCGCTCCTTCCGCAAAATGAGCAGGCGATGTTCTGCTTGGCGGTATCGCCGCCGTCGCTCTCATGACCAGCAAGCCACCGCCGGGAACGGCGAATTGGATGGTCACGACAGGGTCGGACGTATCCTACCACCACACCGAACATCACACCCGCGACGGTACGTCCGCGCTTATTGATAGACCGGCGCGCAAAAATCAGACGACAGCGGAGACGTTTTGAGCTTCGACCCGCGAGTAGAGCCTTCGACCGTCACCTTAGTAGAATCCAACACCCGAATGTTGGTGCGACCATGAAAATACTCAATCATGAACGCGCCCGCCTCAATTCTGAAAGCTTCGCTACCGTCGGGAAAGGCTTTCCATTTTGCCAATTCTGAATTCAGCGCGCGGCGCGCCTCTATCTCTCCGGCAGTCCATCCATCTTGGCTTTTAATCACAGCAAAAAATTGGGAGCGGTCATCATTTAGAGCAGCCAAAGCCCATGTCGAAGCCTGCGATGCACGAGGACGCGGCGCGTAAGCCATCCGGCGGCGCTTTAGCATCGCGTGATGGTGACGGTTAAGGAACAGAACCAAATCCCGTTCACTCGACGCCTCAAGCTCACGGTACTCATCCACGATGCCCGTCGACTGGCTGATAGCAACATGATCATGATGCACGTGGGTGTTGACGATCTCCTGAGACTGGGTTTTAGCGCCAGCTTCCGACCGCACCTTCGTCGCCAATAGGTACAAGACGGCCGCCTCACCGCCGATCACGACAAAAGCAGCTAGAAGAGATGGGATGGTAAGCTGTGGCCATTCATCGGATACCCACGCGGCAGCGAATAAAAGCAAAACAGTTGCATTTAAAATAACGCCGCGTACTCGATTATTTTTAGCCACTGAAAAAAGGTATTCCATCAGCGTGTCTTTCTTTTAGTCTCGGCAGGGACCAAATCACCCAACATAACTGTGCACGCCGCGCCCGCCGCCACGGCCTGCCTGTAAGTTTTCGGCCCTACTATAATAATCGATAATATTGCCCCAAGTATGACGAAAAATAACATTTTCGGGATCATACGATATTGAAAATTATCAATAATTTCGTTAAAGATGCCATCGACCTGCGTAAATAAATTGCCACCATATTTTAATCTAAGCCACAGCAAGAACGCGCCCAGCGACGTGAATAGGAAGATGGCGATGGACTGAATCGTGAACATCGTCATACTTTTCGCAGAACCAAGGTTTCCGCCAATTGCATGTCGGCGACGCATTTCGATAGTTTGCGAATTGTTTCTTCAATATCACCTCTACTTAGCTGCACCCAAAGTTCTTGGTCCGCTGCATCCGTGTCCACATGAAGGATAGCGACAGGAATACTTGTTTTAATTTCGCCGTCGATAACTCTAATTCGAACATCGACTACAATATCGAAAGCAGCCAACGACGGAAGCACTTCTCCAGCGAGCTGCGCCCGGCCAACCATGTCGGCAATTTCCGATTGAGCGGAGCAGATCGAATCGGCGATAGATTTGGCGATATCTTCGTGCGGAGGGGTAAACAAAATGCCCTTCGCAGCCGCCACAAAGTCATCAGGGGTAGCTGAGGATTCCGAAAGGAGGCCGATTATCACGGAATATACGGACGCTAATTGCTCATTGTCGCGCTCGGAAAGCTTTGTGATCCCCCGCAGCGCCGACCCGCTAAGATTCCGTGAGCCCCGCTTGAGGTTATCAATCACCTCGGCCAGGACGAGCTTTCGAATCTCGTTGGTGAGCAACGCGGCGACGGCAAATCCGCTATCGAAAAATGGGAGTGCCCCTTCGGGATAAATTGCTAGTCGACGAGCAAGTTCTTCCTTCGGCGATTCCGGCATTCGCTCGCTCCCACCCCAGCGGCGCATCTCACTGTGCACCTTATGGGAGGATTATTGCGCTGGCAATTGAGCTTTGCAAGCGGCACTCCGCGAGCAGCCATTTTTGAAATAGTTGAAGCAGCTACATAATTCCGCAGATTTCACTCGTCACGCTCCCTTCGGTAGTCCGTACAAACTTGAGCACCGGTATCGCACCGTTGAAATCATCACCCACCTGCGCCTGATTGACGGCGGAGACGAAAGGCGAGACGGGCGGCGAGCCGGATCGACTTAGCCCGCCCGCGCCAGTCTCGGCGCCTCGCAGAAGAGGCTTTGCACGACGCCATTCGGCCCGGAAGCCGTCAGGCCGCAGGTCAGCCCATCTTTCTCGCAGAGAATCGCGAAGCCTTCGCTGTGCCTGGATTGTTGCACCCTTTGATCGGCGCCAAAAACCTCGCCGTCAACGTCGCGATAGGGAATGCTGGAATTGGTGAACAAGAGATAGATTGTCCGCTGCGGCGTTACGCTCCCGACCACGTCGACGACGACAGCGCCGCCTAGCGCCGCGCCATGGATCGTCAGGAGTCCGCGTTTCGTCTTCGCCACTTTCGCGGCCGAAACGTCCATATCCAATTGCTTTGCAATCGTTCCCGCATCGGGAAAATCCGCGCTTTGCATGGACCGAACCAGTCCCGCGAGAAGTTGGCGAATGTCCATCATGGAAACCTCGTCAGTACGGCGCTGGTGGGGAGCGCGCGCCCGACAAGGCGGCCTTGTTCTCGTCTGAGGAAATGGCTCAACGATCGACCTTTAGGTCTGGGTACGCGTTTTCCAGGCGCGTAGGGGGATCAGCCCTTCCTGGCTCGCCTGCAGGCGCAAGGTTTCGCTGGTGGCGCGGTTGACAGCGGAGACGAAGGGCGAGAGGGGGACGGAAAAGGTGTAACTGATGAGGTGCGCGAGCCATTCGCTTCTATCAATTACGATTAATCCAGTGAGCTTGAAATCTGTTCGCCGCGGATTCTTTCGATAGACAATTACGGACGCCGCGAGCAGGACTATTGTAGCCTAGAATCAGCTTGCGGAAGCACCAAGCCCGGGTAGGTGGCCATTGAAAGCATCTTGCAATCGGATGTCCAGAAAACGATCATCGAAGTAACCGTAAATAATTTTCCAGAGTCGTCGGCCATAGTCTTCGATACGTCGTATCTAAAGATATATCCGAATTTTTCGCTGTGAGAGCCTTTCTCACTACCTAAATCTCCGCCACGACTCGTGACTAACCTTCTCCTCTCGATACTCAGGCAGTCTAACTGAGCGAGCTGATCAGCGTCTAGCAACTGCTCATCTGGAGTCATATCTGAGGGTGGTGCTGGCATGTTCGAGTCCTTAACTATAAACGAGTGCGGGCGCCGTGAGGAGGGGTGCATGGCGTTGATTCTGACACGGGCGCAACGCTCCAATGTCTCTTACGGCTTTTTCGGGAGCCAGCCCGCCAGAGGATCGACCGAAGGCGGTATGTAGACGGGCGCAATCCCTTTCGCATGGCTGACATAGCCGCCACCATTTTGGGCTTTATTCGGCGGAAAGTAGGTATCGATCTCAGAGTAGAGCGGACTTGACTGGGCCAATGTTTCATTCTCGTAACAGGCAGCCAGCGCGTTGCGGCAACCCAGGTATTGCTGATGCGCCTCATCCACATAACCAAGGTCGTATAGCCGATTTCCGGTTGCAAGGCATCGATTGAAGGTGGTGAGGCACGCGTCGCCGCCGCCGAACTTTTCCCCGGGATCAAGCGCCAATTGCATGCCCTGTTTGATCTCGCTGGGACTCTCGCTCGATGCAGGGGCGTTCGCCCTGGAGGGCGCGGCAGCGTCATCTCCAATGTTGCTCGATCGCGCCTTGTCGGAAACATGTTGGACCTGCGCGTCGCCCGCCCCCGCGGCCTCATCTACGCTCGTAAATCACCCCCGCTCGTCGTGATGCGGGTTAAACTTGCCGAGCTCAGCCGGATTGCCGCCCGGGCCGCCGCCGGTCGGCGCCAGCCCCAGCTCCGCCCGCGCCTCGTCCTTCGTTTTGATCCCGGCGCCGACCAGAATTTGTAGCGTCTGCGCTTGTTGCAGCGGATCGATCGCATCGTCGCCGACCCAGACGAATTCGAGATCGGCCTCGCCAAGGTAGGTCTGGATCACGCGGTCGAGCGCGTTCTTGATCCAGGCGCGCAAGGGGATCAGTCCTTCCTGGCTCGCCTGCAGGCGCAGGGTCTCACTGGTCGCGCGATTGACGGCGGAGACGAAGGGCGAGACGGGGACGGAAAAGGCGTAACAGACCAACCGCGCGAGCCATTCGTCATACTGGTCTTTCAGCGGCGGCTGGCGTACCTCCTGCAGACGGAAATCAGCGGGCATGAATTTGATCATGCGCCGGCGCGCGGAATTACCCGCCATGAGGGCGTCGAAATATTCCTGGAACTGGGCGATCTGGTCGGAGGTCCACTCTTTCGGCAATGTCGCAAATGCCTCTGGGGTAGAACCGGCCTTGTAATATTCGAGCGTCATCGTATCGCGGCGCAGCGCGATATTGATCGTGAGCGCGATCTGCTCGACCGGGCTCATGCCGTAGAGGCGATGGGCGCGCGCGTTGCGCGGGAGATAGAGCAATTCGTCGCTCGAAAAATCGGCCGCCGGAATGCCGTGCAAGATCTGCTGATAGGCGGGATCGGGCGGCTCGGGCGCGCGCCCGTCCTCGCCGACCAGCGGTGTGATCGTGGAACCATCAATGATGTCGAGGCTGTAGAGCGCGCCCGCGCGGGTCAGGCGCGGATAGATCGTCGCCGCGTCGATCACCAGCATGTCTTCGAGCAACATGCGCAGCCAGGCGGCGAAGGAATGGCGCCGGTCGGGGCGGTCGAGAAAGGCGAGCACCGTCTTGATGCGTCCCGCCGCGGCGGCGGCGTCGCCGGCGGGATCGCGCAAGCGGACCGCAAAGCTTGTGCCCGCGATCTGGTCCTTGCGCGTCTCGATGACAGTGCGCAGCAGCGGCAATGCGTCGGCCAAAGCGCGCAATTCGGCAAAGCCGATATTGGCGGTGGAGCGAGGCGTGTAATCGATATTGATGCCGAAGGGATAATCGAACTGCCGCCCCTTCACCTCCGGCGGCGCCATCGGGGTCAGCGGCTGCTGAGGTCCGAACCATGTCGTCGGCGCGACGCCAGATATAGCGTAACGCGCGGCGGTCGCCAAACGCGCGAAGGCGCTCGGCGGCAGCGGGGTCTGGATTCCTTCGGCTGACGGCATGGCGCGATCCTCTGTTGTTTGGCGCGCGGCGCGCGGTCTATAGATTGATATCGATTCGGAGACTTCTATGAACAGCCGATCGCCGATCGCACTTGCGTTCCTGCTTGTCCTTGCGACACCGGCCGCCGCCGTCGAACGCTGGACGTTTTGCGTCGGCTGGGCGCCCGCCGCCAAGGATGTCTGGATCAGCGAGGTGTTTCCCGCCGGGCTCGATCGCGAGCGGCTTGAGGTCGCTTACAAGAATTTCCTGGAGCGCCAGGGCGCTGCGCGCGTCATCGCCCAATGCCCGCTGCCGAGCGACGACAAGACCAGCGTCGTCAACGCGCAGACCAGCGCCGAAGATTTCAACCGTAAGCTTGGCGCGACGCTGCACGCGGTGTCGACGCAGGAATTTCCGCCGCGCCGTTAG